TTCTTTATGTCCATGAGAAGGTTTGTGCCAGATTTTAAATTAATATCTGGTAATGCCAAGATAACGCTTAATCTAAAAGACTTTCCAACGGACACCGCAACATCATCACCATTAGGACCCTTTACAATAGATAGCAGCACAGATAAAGTAGATACAAGAGCAAGAACTAGATTTGCTAGTTTGAAAGTAGAAAACACATCAACAGATGAAAGTTGGAGATACGGAACTTTTAGAGCTGACATACAACCAGATGGACAAAGATAATGGACCCGATTGAAGAACAAATTCAACAACAGATAGCTGAGTTACAAGCACGAGAGAACTTTCAAAATTATCAACCCTCTATGGGCACCGGTATTTCATCAGTTGCAAATGAAATGAACTTAGCCCCACAAGATGGCCAAATGGGTATGGGAGATATGGCTAAAGCTGCAATAGGTAATGTAATTAAAAACAAAGCGTTAGAAGCTGCAGCAAGAAAAGTGGGTATAGAGCAATTAGGATTTGCATCACAAGTGCCTGTGTTTGGAGGATTATTACAATCTGTTGCCCCACCTGTTTTGGGTTTTACAGGTTTAGCTGCTGTAAAAAATAAAATAGCAAATAGAGGTATGCAAAGTGTAATAAACAGAGAATCAACTAGAGACCTACAACGAAGAATGGATGCAGGAGAATTTGGATCAACCACTCCAACACCACAAGATGCTGGTAGAGGAGGCGGACAACGTACAGCACCAGCCTCAACTACATACTCAGATGCACAACAAAGTTTTGCAAGGGATAGATAATGGCTAAAGTTAATATTAATGTACCTGAACCTAAACAAACATATGAACCATCTAATCAAAGACAAATTATTGAGGCATTAGATACGTTAAAAAATCAACTTAATTTTTCTTTCCAAAATGACTTGAAAGAAGAACAAGATAGCTTTAATTGGTTTATAGCATGACAATACAATATAAAAACGAAGGTATAAATTTAACAACTACAGATGTTACAAGTGTTCTTACTTGTCCAACTAATGCAACTGTTCTTATTAAACAAATACAAATAAACAATGGTTCTGGTAGTGGAGTTAATTTAAGTGTTTTAGTAACAGACACATCTGCAACCTCTACGTTTAGAATATTTAATGAATCAGTAACAGGGTCTGCAACAAAAGATATTGTTAACCATACACTAGTGCTTGAAGCTGGCGATGTTTTAAAAATGGCTGCAGGGACTGCAAATGAAATACAAGGTATAGTTTCATACGCCTTATTAGATAGATCGCAACAAAATGGTTAAATGATTCCAACAATACAAATTAAAGATAATTTTTTGGATGAGGACGAATTTAAAATAATAACTAATAATCTTACTAAAATAGATTATCAGGCTATGAGTAATGATGATGGGCCATATGGTTTTAGACATACTTTTCCACGAACATTAAAAAATAAATGGCTATTTAAAAAAATAAAAAAACAATTTTTCCCGAATCTTAAATTAAAAATAGATATGGCATGTTTTCATTGGAGGCATAATAAAGAAAAAGTGATGGCTCATACAGACCATGATGGAGACTTTAATTTTATCTTATATTTAAGAGGTGGAGAAGTAGTTTACAATGGGACTGGATTTTATCACAAAAATAATTTAAACACGTATATAGGTTTTGTTGAAAACAGAGCAATATTTTTTGATGGTAAAAATAACTTGCATACTGATTTACAAGCATTAGGACCAAGCTCTGGACGACATACCTTAAATATATTTTATAAATATGGCAAAGCGTAAGTTTGTAAATTTCGTACCAAGACCAAAACCTAGGAAACGTCCTGGTCGTCATAAAAAAAGACTTAACAAAAATGAAAAAAGGTCGTATAAGAAATACAATAAACAAGGGAGATAATAATGAGTAACGAAGACTTACCAAGAATACCAGCAGAAGCTAAGGAAGTCATTAAAAACAAAAAGACAGGTCAAGTTTATGAAACTAAAGCTGCTTTTGATGCAGACGTAGCAGATCCAAATACTGATACGACTGAAGATGACTTTTCTCAACATGTAGAAATTACAGTTGCAAAACTTACTCTGTTTGGTAGCACTAAGGAATAATGCAACCACGAGGCGGAACCGAACTACAACTTGAAATGTTGTATAAGAATTGTGATAATTCTTTATTAGACCAAGTCCAGATATGTACTTCTATTCCTGGTAAAGTGCCACTGCATCCAGATAAATTAAATATTCTCTGGCAAAAAAATTCTTACGATCAACCTAATCTTTTTGATTTTTTTAGTAACCAAAGCAGACACACAGAATATGATTGGTATGTATTTAATTCACATTGGAACTATGAAAAGTTTAGACACTATTTTAAAATACCAACTGAGAGAAGTATGGTAATCAAAAATGGATGTTATCATTTTCCTAAAAGAAAAATTTATAAAAAAGGTGATCCTATAAAGTTGTTATACCATTCAACACCTTGGAGAGGGTTGAGTGTTATTCTAGGTGCAATGCAATATATTAAGACACCTAATGTTACATTAGATGTTTATTCAAGCACTAAGATCTATGGTGAAGAGTTCCACAAAGAAAATGAACATCTATACAAACCTCTTTTTGATCAAGCAAAATATTTAAGTAATGTAAATTACATGGGGTACAAACCACACGAGTATATATTAGAAAATATAACTGATTATCAGATGTGGACACATCCAAGTGTGTTTGAAGAAACTTTTGGTATCGGTGCTCTTGAAGCTATGAGTTCAGGATTATATTTAATCACAACTAATTTTGGTGCACTATTTGAAACTTGTTCTGAGTGGCCTATATATGTAAATTATACAAATAATTTAGAGGCCTTAGCACAAAGATTTGCACACGCTATTGATATGGCCTGTAGTAGTTTACATGAAGACTACATACAACAACATATTGAAGAACAACAAAAGTTTGCACAAAGATTTTATTCTTGGGATAAAAAAGGAAAAGAGTGGGAGACATTTTTGAAAGGAGCTCTGCATGAACGACAATCCACAAGGTTATGACCACGATGAGGTAAGAAAACCTATTTGGAAAGAAAAGCCAAATGAACAACACAAAGTATATGCAAACGAAGACACATATCAAACTATTAAAGAACTAAATAATCCAACTGATGAAAAGGGGGATATACATTTATTTGTAGGCACTCCTTGTCATTCAGAAGTTTCAATGCATTATGTGAATGCTATAATTAGCTTAACAAAAGCATGTCACAAACGAAACATACCTATTGAATTTTCATTGATTAAATCATCTTTAGTTACTCAAGGTCGTAACTTATGTGTTTCTGCTTTCTTAGATTCAAAGGCTACACACTTAATGTTTATTGATTCTGATATATATCTTGATGCCACAACCATATTTAAAATGATTAAGGCTGATAAAGATGTTATTTCTGTACCCTATCCCCTTAAAGCTTTTCTTTGGGATAAATCATTAGAGCAAGTAAAAAAAGGAGACATAAAAACACCACAACAATTAGCTCAAGCTGGTAATACTTACCCTATGAAAGTACCTAACAGAAAAGATATACAAATAAATAATGGTGTAATCGAAGTTACACATAGTCCAACAGGAGCTATGTTGATTAAAAGATCTGTATTTGAAAAAATGGTCAAAGCATATCCACAGAAAGAAATTAGACAAAGCACGGTTATAAACAGTAAACTGGTTCTAAAAAAGAATATGTGGAACTTTTTTGATACAATACATGACCCTGTAGATAAGACATATTTAGGTGAAGATTTTGGCTTTTGTAGGCTTTGGAAGGACATAGGAGGCAAATGTCATGCCTATGTGCTTGATGAGATAACTCATGTAGGCGAACACCAATATACAGGTAAATTTGCTGATGAGTTGATCACAATCAAGTAAAATGCTATTATTCTATACTTAGATCTAAAAGGAGAATTTATATAAATGTTACAACTACTACCTTACGCTTTAGCTGCCTACGGAGGATATCAAGGTTACAGAAGTGCCAAGGATGCAGGGGCATCAGGACTAGGTAGATTATTTGGAACTGCAGCAGGAGCTTATACTGGATATAACTTAGGACAAGTTGGTGGCTTTGCAGCAAATGCAGGATTTCAACAACCAGCTTTTTTAAACACTATTCCAGGATTTAAAAAACCAATACCACAAGCATATCAATTACCTACACCTGCCAATGCAGGAAGAAACCCAAGTGCACCTTTTAATTTTCCAACTGGAACAGCATTACCTTCAGCAGATCCAGGCTCAACTACAACTGGTGGTGGTTTATTAGATATTTTAAAAACCGATGGTCAATTTAGTCCAGGAAAAGTTTCTACAGCAATTGCAGCAGCTACTTATCTTGGTGGTGCTTTTGATCCTGCACCAGTAGATATTTATACACCAGGATATAATATGAGTTATTTAGAACTAGCTAGACAAAGAGGTAATTATAAATACATTGACCCGACTACCGGATCAGAAAAAGAATATCAATCTATTTACAAACCAGAAGAACAAGGAATAGGTGACAGAAGAATCGGGGCATACTCAATGCCAGTACAAAGATTAAGAGATGGTGGTATAGCTGCCATAAATTATAACGAAGGTGGTGTAAACTATCTTCCATCAAAAATGACTCACGATGAAAACGATGCTACTAATTATGTTAGAGCAGCAGGTTATGTTGAAGACGGAGCAGGAGTTGGTGACAAGGACGAGGATACAATGTTAGCTCAATTAGCAGACGGAGAGTTTGTAACAAGAGCAGATGGAGTATTAGGTGCTGGTATCATAGCTGGAGCAAATCCAAATAGCATGAAAGACATGAGAGAAAAAGGTGCCCAATACTTCTATGAACAACAAAAAAGATACAAACGTGTCTTTGATTTATTGAAGGAAGCAAATGGCGACAGTAAACAAAAAGAAAATTAAACCACTAGTTAGTGTTTTACCTATTGAGCCAAAAGACATAGATAGATTTTGGCCATTGATGGAATTCATGGTAGCAGAAGCATTAACCTTTTCAGGTAAATATGCAGATGCTGAATGGGTATTTAGAGAATTAAAAAAAGATGTAATGCAATGTTGGGTTATGTTTGGTTCTGATGAATCAGAAGAGAATAAAGTTTTTGGTGTATGTATAGGAAGAATAGCGACATTACCAAATTATTCTCAATACGAAATTATAATTTGTACAGGTAAGAGAAGAGAATTATGGGAAACTAATTTAGTAAACGAAATAACAAATTTTGCAAAACATAATGATTGTAAAAGACTAAGTATAATGGCGAGACCCGGTTGGGAGAGAGTATCAAAACAATGGGGTTGGAAAAAGAAACACGTACAACTAGAGAAATGGATATAATATGAGTTTTTTTGGAGGCGGAGGTAGATCATCACAACCATCAACACCAGCAGTGCAAACATCAATTGTAAGAGAAGCACCAGGCATAGAAGAACGTAAAATAGAGTTGATGGATATCGCTAGACAGGTAGCGGATCAACCAATCAAATTACCAGATTTAAATGTTGCTCAATTATCAAATTTAGAACAACAAGGAATAACACAAGCAGGAACAACAGGTGTTGGTTCTGGTGCAGTTAATCAAGGGATAGCAGCAATACAAGGTGCTGCAGCAGGTCCAAACATTGCGCAATTTTTAAATCCTTATCAATCATATGTTACTGATGAAATTGCAAGACAAGGTCAAATGATGCAAAACAAATTAGGTGCACAAGCTATTGGAGCAGGTGCATTTGGTGGTGGACGAGAAGGTGTTCAACAAGCTGAACTTCAAGGCAGAACATTAAGTAATATTGGAAGATCATTAGCGCAAGGTTTTCAAACAGCTTTGGGTGGTGCACAAAGACAACAACAAATTGGTTTAGCAGCTGGTCAACAATTAGGTGCCCTAGGTGCTCAACAACAACGTATGTCTCAAGCTGATTTACAACAACTCATGGCTGCTGGTGGTTTACAAAGACAATTGGCTCAAGCAACTATGGATGCACAAAGACAATCACAATTACAACAACTTTATGAACCTTATCAAAGAGCTGAATTTTTAGCTAACTTATATGCTCAAGGTCCTAAATCACAATCTGGTGTTACAATGGGTACTACACCATCGACAAGTCCTTTTGCACAAGCAGTTGGTACAGGAATAGGAGCGTTCGCAGCTTACACAGGCGCAAACCAAAATCAGTAGGTAATTTATGAATAAAGTATTAAATAGACCTATGTTCAAACAAGAGGCACTTAAGAAGGGCCACTTAGAACCTATTAGAGCGCAAACAGGTATAATGGTTGGACAACCATATAGTCCGCCAGGAGTTCCCGCTGTTGTTCCAGGCCAAGGTACTTTTTCACCAGTTAACCTAGAAAGATTTGGACCACCTAAACCAACTGGGTTACAAAACTTTGCACGTAGTAGACCTGTTAGATTTGTTTCAAGTCTTGCTAACATACCTGCTTATTTAGGTTATGAGGGCACAGGAGTAGTAGCAGATGCAATGGGTATGAAAGATTCACCCTACAAACCAGTATTTCAAATAGCAGGGGCAATGGGGGCTACTAAACTAATGCCTGCATTATCATCAGTTGGTTTTTTACCTGCTGCAATAGGTATTGGAACGTTAATGGCAGCTAAAAACAGAGTAGAAGCAGGAATAAAACTTAGAAAAGAAATAAATGCAATGTCTCCTGAAGAAAGAGAAACATTTTTCAAAACAAATAGAATAAAAGCTTTTGATTACATGAGTGAGGGTTTAAGTGATCAAGATCTTTTTGGAAAATTTGTACCAAGACCACCTAAACCAGTTCAAGTTAAAGTAAGTCCAAAACCAGGTGAACCAAATCCAGGTTCTGGAAGAGTAACCGGACGTGGGAAGAGCGTTGAAGAATTAAAACAAGAGGGTGATGAATTAGTAAATGAAAAGTTTGCATCTGTTGGTGACACTGCAGATTTAAATAAAATACAAGAAAATAGTATTGGCCCTGTACCACCACCAGATACACCTGATGTAGATAGTGGAAGAGGTGGAGACAGCTCAAGTGCAATAGCGAGAGCTGAAGTTGAGAAAGACACAGGTAGTAATAACAATCCATCAGCGAATGGTACTAATATAATAAATAGAGGCGGCTCATCAGGCGATTCTGATTTTAACAAAACATTAAAATTAAGTAGACAATATTTTAATGAACTTACAGAGGGTCGAGGCTCACAGGCCAATCTAGTATTTTTAGCAAATTTAGCATCAGGTTTATTAACAGGCACTACTAGAAAAGAAGGAATCGGAGGTGCCTTAGAAGTTTTGGGACAAGCTTTAGGACCAGCTGTAAATAATTATGCAACAATTAAATTAAAAGAAGGTGAACTAAGACAAAGTGCTAGAGAAGCATCTTTGGTTGCTGCAATGGATCATATGAAATTTTTAAATGAAGGTGCTAATATTGCAAATCCAGAACAATCTAGAGGAGTAATTCAGATAAGATTACCTAATGGTGAATTAAGTAATATTATGGGATTCCAAAGAAAAGATGGTACGGTTACTATACCAGCAGGAGTATTAGGTAATCAAGAAGTCTTTGTTCCAGTCTCACAAGGTGGACTGATAAAAGATAGTACAGGTAAAACTATAGGAAGATTTGAAAACTTCTTTGAACAAAAACAAATTAATGACAGATTATTTGATATCCAAGACATTTTAGGAAATAGATATGATGCATTATCTACAACTAATAAAGTTTTAAGTATTCTAGGGCAAACAGATCAAACAGGAAAACCTGTAAAAGCCGGAGCAGGATTAGTCATTGACCAATTTACAAGAAGACTTACAGGAGTTGGAAAAGAATTATTTGGCGGAGAAACAATCAAAGATTTAGATGCAGAATTAACTGAACTACGAACCTTAGCAAATGATGAATTAAAAGCTTTAGATAGAGCTTTAGCTGCTGGTGAAATATCACAAGATCAATACGATGCAGATAAAAAAGCTATAACAATAGGTAACTTCGATGATGACAAAGGCTTATTAGCCGAAGCTAAGAAAAGATTAAAAGAGGCTTCAGGAACAAAAGGATTCTACTCTGGTTTAAGTAGAGAAGACCAAGAAGCATTGGCTGTGTATGAAACAAAACTTGTATACGCACTTGCTAATACATTCAAAGATCAAGACAGATTAACACAAAGAGATATTAATGCTGCTAGAGAAATTGTTAATATCTTCTCATTAACACGTTCTGGTGCGGACGTTCAAGCTTCTATTAGAGCAATTGCAAGAGGCCTACGAGCAGATATTAGAAGACAAGAAAAATTATTTAAAGCATCTGGTGGTTTAGACAGCACTCTAAAAGATTTAAGAGCTTTAAAAGATTTTATTGAGTTTGAAGGACAAGAAGGATTAGAACAAAAATTAGGTGAAGCTTTAGGGCTAGATGAGATAAATGAAATTATTAAGGATATCTAATGGCAACTTTAGCAGAAATACAAAAACAATTAGATGATAAAACATTTGATCCTGGTAAATTAACACCACAACAAAGAAGAGCTATTGATTCCGCTATTCAACAAGGATTTTTAAAAGGGCCTACAACATCACAACTTATAGCTCAAAGAAAAGGGGCAGCTAGAGACGTAGCTACGATGGATGCTGCATCTCTTGATCCTATTGGTGTAAAATTACAAAAAGATGACTCTGCAATAAAAGGTAGAAACTCAGCCATATTAGCTGGTGATTTAATTGGATCGATTTATCCATACGTGGCAGATAGAAAAAAGATTTTTAGTGCTGCTAAATCTAAAATACCTGGTAACAAAGATACTGGACTTTTTCCAAGATCAAAAATTTTTAATAACTTTGCAGATAAATTAACTGCAAGATTACCAGGAAGGTTTAAATTGTTAGGTGGAGCTGTCAAACTATTAGCAAAAGTAGCTGATCCTACAGTAGGTAGAGTTCTTGCAAGTCCATTAGGAAGAACAGAAATAAAATCTGTGTTAGGAGGCACAGCAGGAGCTGGAGTAGGATCTGTAACCTATGATGCATTAAATGAAACTGCTGGTGTTGCGGTCATGGATGCAATAGCCTCTGACATGGAAAACATGAATCCAAAAGAAGTAAATACAAATATGTTAGCTAATGCTTCTGATGCTATGTTTACAGCCTTAGCTTGGAATGCTGGAGCTGCAACATTAACACCTTTTATTACAAAAGGTTTTGGTAAATTAGGTAGACTTGCAATCGGAGCTAAATCAAAAGATGCAAAACAATTAGTAGGAATAGCAAGAGATAAGGGATTACCTTTACCATTAGTAATGACTGCACAGGAGGGTGTAGGATTATTAGGTGGATTTGCAAATAAATTTTTTAAAGTTCTTGGTATCATGCCATTTATTAATGGTATTGGTAAAGAAGCTCTTCAAGGTGCAGAAAGAACTGCAGGTAAAAATTATCTTAACACGAGTGTATTAACTTATGGCCCTTTAATTAAGACAGGTATGTTATCAGCTAGTGTATTTAAACAAGCTGATGAGGCTTTTAAACAAAATTCAAAATTAATTAATGATGCCTACACAGGTTTTGAATCTTTAGCTAATTATATCGGTAACCCAAAAGTAATTGAGCTTGCAAAAACTAAAGCATTTGCAAAAGATATGGTTGATAGATTAGCTTTAAACTATCCAGGTTTAAGACAATACGCTACTGATGCTTTAGGAGAACTACCACAAAAAGAAGTTGAAAAGTTATTAAGAACGGGAGACCCGCTTACAACTTTTTACAGATACGTAAATTCATTAGATGATATGGTTTCACCACTTCAATATAAAGAACTAATGAAAATTATGAATAGAGCCATTGAAGATACAGCGTATGTAAATATCAGACCTTCATTATGGGCTTTAAGAGAAGGACTAGAAACAGATTTAAATATGTTTGGTAAAAATATTACTAAAGAACAATTTTTTAAAGACGAAACTTTTAAAACAGCTTATGAACAACTTGCAGCTACTGCGGGTAAAGAAACTGCAGATGCAAACTTAACATTACAACTTAAACAAGCTACAGATCTTAAGAACCAATTATATAGAGCAAATGATACATTCTCTACATTAATGAACTTTTATGAAAGAGCGAACATAACAAAAATATTTAGACAATATGATAATACTAAATTTACAAATAAAGCTCTTGCAGGAATAACTGGATTAGAAAGAGGCAAAGCACAAAATTTCTTTAGAGACCTTGCTAATGATGTTTTTACACATGGTGATTCACAATCCATAAAACAATTAAGACAATTGTTAGGTGCGGATAAAATTATTTCAAAAAAAACTGGTCAAGCAATCGGTATTACAAAAGGTGGTGGTGAAGCATTATTTAATTCTATGAAGGCAAGATGGATGTTTAATACTTTTTACAGAGGGTTTGATTCATCTTTAACACCTGGTGGTAGAACTATGATGGATGATATTATGGGTGACGCTACTGTAAGAACAGGTATTAATGGGACTGTAGATGTAATGCAATCAATGAAGAACATTGCAAAAGCAGGACAGGAAGAAATTTTAGATTTTAGTATTGATAAAGTAAGAAGAGGTGATGGTATATTAGATGTACAGAAAATAAAGTTTAGTCCAAAAGATACATCAAGATTTAACATAAATAGATTTTTAAGAGAGTTAGGTATTCAAGATCCTACTAACGACGTAGCAAAAGAAAAATTAGTAAGCATTCTTGGTGGAAGAGGACAAGCAAAAGAGTTTGAAAAGTTTTTGACTTACATGAAAGCTATTTCAGACACACCAATAGCAGATACATCTACTTTCATGCAAAGAAGATTACAATTAGGTGGTCTTAATTCATTTGCAGGAGCAATGGTGCTTGGAGGATCTGCTGCAGTAAATCCATTTGCACCAGCCTTATTTATTTTACTTGCAAGAAGATTTGGTCAAATAGCTACAGATCCTATTGCAATGAAAGCATGGAACGATGCATTGAATCCTGAGGAACAAATAGCTTTACTTACAGGTAAAAAACTTGGAGATGGTGTTCCTGGACTCTTGGGTATAGGGCGAAGATATTTTAAAGGTAGAGACATACAAACTGCTGCAAATATTTTACAATCACCAGGTGTTATTGGTAGATTAGGTTTAACACAAAAAAGAGAAGCGTTTGCTAGAGTAATGAATTACTTAAACGATAGCGATACTGATGTTCCTAGAATAAATCCTAAAGATGTTTCACCAGAAGAAATTACTGAAAGATTGTTACAATTAGATACAAAAGTACCTGATCCTCAGTACAACGAAAAAACTTTACCAACAAAAACTTTTGAAACATTGTTTGCTTATGATAATGTAGGTTCATCTGGTAATGTTGAGACAGATAATAATGCAGTTGCATTTTTAGATAGTTCTACACAAAATGAATTATTATTAGATGCAGAAGAACAAGATGTTGCTAGCGAAGAAAAACTTAAAGTGTTTGAAGATTTACAATTAGAAAATCCTGATATGACACCCCCTACAGCTCCAGTAGCACCGGCTACCGGACCACAAGTTAACGCTAGAACATTCGAAGCCCTATTTCCTAATGATCCAACGGGGGCAGCTATAGCTAGAAAGAGTACAGGAAATGTCTAATAAAGCTTTAGAAAAAATCGAATCACATGAAAAGCTTTGCAGAATCATGCAAAAGCAAACCCAGGCAGATATAAGAGAACTTCGAAATGATATGAATAGAATAGAAAAAATTTTATTGACTTCTGCGGGTGTATTAATTACTGGTATGGCTAGCGTTATAATAGTATTAATTACAAAACTCTGGTGAAACTAATAATAAACAAAAAATATCCTTACAAACACTACAATAGATTTTCTGATACTACAGGTCGGAAATATCTAGTTGATAATATAAAAGTTCCAAGCGTTACAACAATTTTAAGTGCCACTAAAGATATGCGTCAGCTTAATAACTGGCGTAGAAGAGTAGGTGAAAAAGAAGCTGATCGTATCATGAATCAGGCTTCTACAATTGGAACAGAGATGCATCAAGTATTGGAATATTACTTAAGTGGTGGTGGTTATTATAATGATATGGAAGAGGGAGCTAAACCTAGAATGATGGCAAAAACCATTTTGGACAATATTAAAATAGATGAAGTTTGGGGTAATGAAATAAGCCTTGAGTATCAAAATAAATTTGCAGGAACTTGTGATATGACAGCTGTGGCTTACGGAAAGCCCAGTATTGTTGATTGGAAGCAATCAAATAAACCTAAAAAAGAAGAATGGGTAGATGACTATAAACATCAGTTGGGGGCCTATTATTTAGCCCATACAGCCAATTACGGGCCCATAGAGCAGGGGGTAATCAGTATTTGCACCCGAGACCTCAAGTATCAAGAATTTCGTCTCTCAGAGGCTGATTTGAAGGAATACGCTGATAAGTTTTTACATAGATTAGAGCTGTTTAATAAACTACAACAACCAGTCTCTTAAGTCTTCTTCGCCTAATGTTTTGGCTGCTAAATGACCTTTTACTACCAAAGATTTCATAATAGCTTCATCAAGGGTGTTTTTAGCAACTATATCAACATATGTTACAGAATTTTTCTGGCCCATTCTATGTGCCCTATCTTCAGATTGCTTTCTCACCTCAAGATTGTAGTTATTAGAAAAATAAATCACATTTGTACAAGCAGTGAGTGTTAAACCAAAACCACCAGTTGTAGGATTACCAACTAAAAATCTAGTTTTAGGATCGTTTTGAATACGTTCAACTGCTCTTTTTCTCTCCTCTACATCAACCTCTCCGTAGATAGATACGACAGAATCCTTGCCATATTTTTTGCCTATAAAATCTATGATTTCTTTAATATTGTAAATATAATTGGCCCAAATGATACATTTACCATCAGCCTCTTCAAGTATTTCATCTAAAGCTGTAATTTTTTGTGAATGTAAACTTAGTATTTCACCTTCATCACTTTTAGTAAAACCATTACAAACCTGGTGAAGTTTGATAATCTCTGTTAATTTATTAGAAAATGATATTGTACTATCTTCAACTATAGCTAGTGCAGAGATTCGTAGGCGATCATATATTTTTTTGCTCTCACCTTCGAGTTCAATGTATCTTTTCTGGCGAATCTTTGGCTTCAGGTCTAAACATTGGTCTTTTCGTATTCTAGTCGAAAAGTGTTGTAATTTTGTTTCTAACTCCTCAAGTCTTTTATAGAATTTAGGCACACTAATAAATCTTCCTGATCCTACAGGTATGTCTGACATCTCAGCATATCTATTTCTAAAAGCTAGATAACTTGTAAATCCTAATAGTTGTGGACTTAAAAATTGACATTGTGTATACAAATCCAATGGAGATTTTGTTATTGGCGATCCTGTTAGTATACGCCTTATACTCGACAATGATCGTAGTCCTAAAATGTTTTTTGTTCTTTTTGCTGATCGGTTTTTTATTGTGGTTGATTCATCCAGTGCTACAAAGTTTTTTGTATTTGTAATAAGATAATCTTTACAAGCATTGAAACCTCTTGAGGTTGATAAAGCTTCTACGTTTATTAGAAAGATTCTAAGGTGATCATATTTATTAAGTAAATCATATTCTTTTGGTTTACTTATATTCCATTTGTATATCTTATATTTGATTTCTTTAGGTAAATGAGTTTCTATTTCTGTTTCCCAGACTGTGTATACAGATTTAGGTGCTATAACTAATACAGATTTTATTTGATTTTTTAAATATAAGTAAGCTAAATTATCAATAGTTACTTTTGTTTTGCCTGTACCCATCTCCATAAAGTAAGCCCACTGCGTTTTTTCTGCTGATTCATTCAGAGCATTTCTTTGATGCTCATAAGGTTTAGTTTTATACGGATATTTCCACATCGTGTAATTAAATATATTTTATTGTTGCAAACTTCAAGAACTTATTTTAAGAGACATCAGGAGGAAAATATGGATATAGAAAAAATGTCATCCATTGACATTAGTCAAGATAATGTAAAATCAATTACTGACAAGTGTCACCAACTAAAAGAACTCCAACAGCAATACAAAGACATCGAGGAACAACTTTCAAAAACTAAAAATAAAGTTAGAGATTTGGAAGAACGTATTATCCCAGAGATGATGCAAGAAGCAGGTGTGTCGAAAATTAAATTAAAAGACGGCACTGAAGTAGAAGTTAAACCTTTCTACGCTGCTAAGATTCCTGAGTCTAGGGTTGAAGAGGCCTTCGGTTGGTTGAGAGGCAATGGCTATGAAGATTTAATTAAAAACACAGTCACTGCTAATTTCAATCGAGGTCAAGACAACCAAGTGTCGGAGCTTATTAAAGTTTGCGAAGAACATGGGTTTGCTTATTCTAAAAAAGAAAAAGTTGAACCAATGACTTTGAAAGCTTTTGTAAGAGAGCAAGTTGAAGGCGGTAAGAAATTACCTTTCGATTTGTTTGGCGTTTACATTGCTAACAAAACTAAAATAACAAATAACAAATAAAGGAGAAGACGTGAAAACTAAAAACGGACAATCGGACGAAGTTGCGATTAAAAAAGAAGCCGGTGCAGTAGCAGCAATTAATATAGAACAATTTGCTGATACAGGTTTTGATAATGTAGACTCAAAAAGTTTAGCATTACCATTTCTTAAAGTGCTTGGTCAACTTTCACCACAAGTAACACAAGGTGATAGTAATTTCATAGCAGAAGCAAGAGCTGGTATGATTTACAACACAGTCACTGATGAACTTTATGATGGAACAAAAGGGATAAATGTTATTCCTTGTTTTTATAAATTAGAGTACATCGAATGGAGAGACAGAGATAAGGGAGCAGTAGCACCTGTAAATGTTTATCCAAGTGACTCTGATATCATGAGTAAAACCACTCGTGGTGATGATGGTAAAGATAGGCTTGAGAATGGTAATTACATTGAGGAAACAGCCTCTCATTACGTAATGGTAGTTGAGTCTAACAAAACGTCAACTGCTCTAATCACAATGAAATCTACTCAAAGAAAAAAATCTAAGAAGTGGAATTCAATGATGATGTCATTAAGGCAAAAAAAGAGAGATGGTAAGGGTTTTTTCAAACCAGCACCATTTACTCAGCTTTATACTATGAGCACGGTCTTAGAGAAAAATAATCTTGGATCTTGGTTTGGATGGGAGATATCTCATGTTGGACCAGTTGAAAGCGAAGAGATCATGAAAACAGCTTATGAGTTTTATGAAAGTTGTAAAAAAGGATCTGTGCGTGTTAATCATGGAAAAGAAGAACAGGTAGCTAAAACACCATTCTAATTTATGGATCTACTTGACAAAACCCTGGAGGAGTTTGTATTACTCTTCCAGGGCTCAACTACATATTTTGGTGTATCCAAACCCACGGGTAAGAAAAATCCTAAAGGTAAGGCAGAATTCAAACATTGGCTTGAACCTTCTCCAATGACTATTGATCATTGGAAGCAACATTTAAAAGGAGAAGCTTACTATGGATCTGTCCCTATCAGAGATGATAATACATGCAGTTGGGGGGTCATCGATGTTGATCGTTATAATATACAGCATAAGGAAATTATATCGATTATACGGAAAAGGAAATACCCACTCGTCCCGTTTAGATCAAAGTCCAACGGACTCCATCTAATTTTATTTATTGATGGTGTAGTTCCTGCATCATCTATGCGTAAAAAATTAATAGAGATCGCATCTGATCTTGGTATCAATGATACCACGACAGATATTTTTCCTGCACAAGATGAAGTTGATTTAACACCTGAGAAATGGGACGACAAAAGAAAAGGTAATTTTGTAAACCTTCCTTATCAAAAAGCACAAATGACTACAAGAGTTGCAATGGATGATGATTGCAACGCAATTAAGATAGAAGAATTATTTAAGTTTGTAAAAAAATATAGACAAACTCCTACTACATTTAAAAAATTAAAAATATTTCAAGATGATGAAACTAAAGATTACCCACCATGTGTAGTAAATTTTATGAAAAACAAAGTAAAAAAAGGTGAGGGTCGTAATGATGCAATGTTTAATGTTGCTGTTCTAGCTAAAAAAATAAATCCAGATCCTGTAATGTATCAAGATTGGACAAGAGATATGATGACAAAAGTATGTGATGAAAGATTACATCCAAAAGAATTAGAGAATATATTTAAAGGTGTTGAGAACAAAGAGTATGCCTACAAATGCAAAACATCTATTGCACGAATGCATTGTGTATCTAGTGAATGTATTAAACGTAAACTGGGTATTGGTGCTAATGAAGCTTTACCTGAGGTTGGCAAATTACTTAAAGTAAACTCTTATCCGGAACCATATTGGATTTTACCAATACAAGGTAAATCGATTAGATTATCTACAAAACAATTATACCAACAACAATTGTTGGGAGAACAACTTCTTAATTTTGATATTGTCTGGAGACCATTAAAACCAACTAAAAGAGATCCAGATCCATATCGAGATTGGCTTGATGAATTAATATCTAACAAACAAGATATGGAAGGTTATGACGAACACGAGGAGAGAGAAGATGTGTTTAATTCAAGAATGGCTAGATTCTTAGAAGACGTAGAAGATACAACAGAATTTGATCAAATAGATTCTGGTAATATTTGGAAGGACGAATATGAGATGAGGTTTAAGTTAGAAACCTTTAGATCATTTATGAAAAAATTAGGTTATAATTGGAATGAAAAAGAATGCACAAGATTTTTAGAAACAGGAGGAGCACAGCCCAAAAAGAAATTTCAAAATATAAGTAGCAGACACTGGGTTGTAAGTTTACCAAAACAACAGGAGCATAAAAATAAAAATGTCAAATTCACTAAACCGAAGGCTGCGTGGGAAGACAATTAAAATATTTGGTCCTCCAGGCACAGGTAAAACAGAAAACTTATTGAAACGTGTACAACGTTATCTTAGACAAGGTTACTCTCCTGATGAAATCTGTTACGTGTCTTTTACAAATAAAGCTGTTAATGAATGTGTTGCAAGAGTTAGAAAAAGATTTAAAGAATATGATGAAGATGATTTCAAATATTTTAGAACACTACATTCTTTGGCCAGACAACAGTTTGCTGAGATTCCCGTATTAGATCCTAAAGCAGATATGCTTATGTTCCATACTCAATACGGAACAGTAAAAGTTAATTACAAAGAAGGCCATGATGATCAAAAGGTTTACAATAATTGGTCTTTACAAATTTACGATAGAGCAAGAAACATGAAAGTAGATCCTGTGTGGCTTTACAAACAACAATCTAGAAAAGCTGTAAGGCTGCAGCAGTTTAAATCTATTATCAATGGATACGAAGAATTTAAAACAATGGAACTGGAGAACGGACAACGGACACCTGACAGATTAGATTTTACCGATATGGTACAAAGATATATTACTGATGGGTTAGTGATACCTTTTAAAGTTTTGATGGTAGATGAAGCTCAAGATTTAACACCTCTGCAGTGGGATATGGTTGTGAAAATATCTGAAGCTGTTGATAGAGTTTATATTGCAGGAGATGATGACCAGGCTATTTACGAATGGAATGGTGCTGATGTTAATTTATTTCAAACTTTTCCTGGTAAGTCTTTAGTTTTAAAAAAATCGGTAAGATTAAACAAGGACATACATTTTTTTTCTAAGTGTTTATTACATGGCATGGGTAACAATAGAGTGCCTAAAGAATTTTATTCTAATGGTAAAGATGGTTCTATCTACAGGTGGACAGGTTTAAAAAAAGTGCCTTGGGATCTAGAAGGAAGCTGGATGGTTCTTGCAAGAATAAATGATGTTAAGAAGGAGCTGCAGCAGGAGGCTAGAAATTTATCTTTGTATTATCAAGATGTAAAAGGCAATAAATCATTTGATCCGAATCAATTCCTAGCAATTCAATATTGGGAAAAAATATGTGAAGGTGGTTCTATTTCTAGAGAAGAGGCCTGCACAATGTACGAGTTTTTATTAAACATAGACCACGGCTACCGGTCAGCGGACAGTAAAAAATGGAGTTTTGCTCATCCAAATCAGGTATTTACATTTGATGAATTACACTTAAGGTGTGGTATGCGTGATGAAAAAGCAAATTGGAATCAAGTATTTCAAAGAAAATTTAAAGATAAAGATAAGATGTATTTCGAAAAATTAATGAAAGAGGGTGTTGATTTAAATGCACCTCCTAAAATAACAATAGATACAATACACCAAGTCAAAGGAGGAGAAGCTGATAATGTGGTGTTGGCCAGTAAATGTAACTTCCCTTCTCATTTTGATAAAAAAAATTCACAAGAAAAAGTAAAAGAACTTAGAGTTTGGTATACAGGTGCTACCAGATCTAAACAAACTTTACATTTATTAGGCACCTATCATCAATATAATTTTCCATTAGGAAAATATTTTAAAACTTATGAGGCTAACTATGACAGATAAAGACATGTTTGATGACGCTTTCCCACAGGATAAGCAGATTGGAGGATCCCACTACAAGCATTTTACGATTCAGCCCTATGAATTTATTGCAAAAAATAATCTTACATTTTTTCAAGGGAATATCGTGAAGTACGTTTGTAGGTATTTATTTAAAAATGGAATAGAAGAT